TGGTACATAAAAAATCCAGGTGTTCCCTTTCTTTTGTTAGTAACAACATATCTTCTTTTGAATCTAATAATGCATCTTTATATTTAGCAGTTGATCTTGTTGATGCATCAACCTCCTGGAAGTCTTTTACTTTATGTGGTTCTAATATTTTAGTATGAAAATATCTTCCCTCAAGCATTGGTTTTGTAAACTCATTATTTACACGAAATTGTGTTGGGTTCTTTAGTAGCTTACCTATGTCAGAGTTTGATAAATATTGCTTACCAAAATCTCCGTAGTATTTATCATCATCCTCCAGGTTCTTAAGTATGTCTGCTTTAGTCATCTTTTATTTAATTAAATTACCTCAATAGAGGGGCGTCTTTCCGACCTGTCAGTCTTATTGTAATTAGCGAGTCATTTTATGTTACTCAGTTGTTAGTACACCTCTCACTTTTGACACAAGCATTACAACGGCCAACATTAGCGACAACTAAGGCAATAAAACTGTGTACCAACAATAATTTTTTATTAGTTATCTTTCATAGATTTAGCTAATTCTTTTTTAACTGTAGCCTTGATACTGTATTTAGCTTTTAATCTCTGAGTAATTTCTTCCAAGCCTAACGCTTTATTTTTAGAAACATAAGTTAGCACCTTCGACCAATTCATGTCTCCAATATCAAGAGTAATTAATGTTTGGGTTTTTTCTTTTGTAGTTGTTACTGTCTTTTTTGTTTCCTCAAACTCTGGAATGATTAAAGTATCTTCATTAGCATATAAGTTTAAGCCAATCCCATGCATTGCAATAGCTTTTGCCGTAGATCTTTGTATTGCAGTATTTACGTCCATTGACGTTATTTTATCAACAGTCAATGACTTATGTCTAAAATCTTTTATTGGAAGGTAATCAATATGCTCTATGTCTTTTACTATAATACCAACCTTAACATACCCAGTCATTCCATCTGAAAACCAATTTAACCCTGTTTCTGGAGCTTCATACACAATTCTTTGTGCGTTTTCGTCTTCTTGCTTTAGATAGTTCCAGGCAATAACCCAGGATAAGTAACTAAAGTTACCCTTCTTTTTAACGTGTTTAGTTACATCTTTTGCAACCAAATCTTTAAAGTAATTGTTTTCTGTTTTGCTCATTTTATTTAATTTAAAATTGATTTTAATTTAAGTTGTAGTTCTGCGTGCTTACACAAAACGAATTCTCTTTTGTTTTTTAAGTTCTGAATGTGTTTGTCGTTTTTACGTGTGTTCACTTCAGTTTTTATTTTATTTTCTATAAGCCTTAACTTATGAATACAATTATGTATTGCTAATTTTACACAACCAATGTCCCATCCGTATTCAGTAAAAAAAGAATATTCTTCATTATTACATTCTTTATAATATGAACCTCCTTTTGAACAATTTAGTATTTCAATACGAGTTGGAAACTTTTGAATTTTAACACCCATTTTTATAACATTATAACTAAATGGAGGTGCATTGTTTATTTTAACAACCCTGGTCGTTTCAACGGCTTGACTTAATATTTCTATTAAGCTATACATTGGTTGATTTTAATATATCGTTTATTAAATTTGTAACATCTGTATCAGTTTTCATAGACTCTTTGGCTTTATTATATCCATGAATAATAGTGGAGTGAGTAACTTTAAAGTTATAAGTCTCTAAAAACCTTTGAATATAAGATATTCTAATTGGTCTTTCCATACATAAATAGTACAACATCTGTCTTGCATCAACCAGGTCTTGTCTCCTGGAGGAAGTAAACATTTCATCTAAAGTTAAATGAAACCTTTTAGCTACCGCAGTAGCGTAATCATCAAATATTTCTTTTTTCATTTTACTTTTTTAGTTTGTTCAATTCAAATTGCAAATGATCTATCGCTTTTTGAATATCCTCGTTAGGTAGATCGTGTTTCTTATATGCTCTTAATATATAAGTACAAGCAGTCCCTAAGTTATATGTTAAATTAAAATTATTTACTACTTCGATAGCAGTATAATTATTTTCCCCATCGTAATAAGATGGGGTGTCAATTTTTATTTCATCTGTACTTGTTGTTGTCCAATGATGTCTGTTTATTGCCATAGTATCCAATTTATAAATTTATATATTTGAATCCCAATTAAGCAAGAAAGAACAATCATTACTGACCAAACTGCGAGTTTTAAATTTCTATCATCTCTATTCATAGCTATATACCTAAAGGATATTCGTCATCTTCAATAACTTGAACCTCGTTGTTTGCCTCCTGGTTTTCTTCATCGTCTATTTTGTGCTTAGGATCGAATGAAAAAAATAATTCCTTTAAAATGTTGTGCATGATTTGATTATATTTAAATTAAACTTAGTTCACAAATATAGTATAAAATAGTCATAAAAACTATCTTTACTCGTAATAATTTACAGATAAAGATATTGCTACATAGTCATAGTATGATCCTATTTCTGAATGTATTACCTGGTCTTCTCCTATTGCTACGGCAAAAACCTTTTGATCTTGCTCCTCTAAATCATTTAAAAAATCAGTAATCAACTTTACATCAGTATAGTAGTGTTCCCATTTTAACTCAAAATTACTTTCATAGATCAACATTCCTTCAGAGTTTTCTAATTGTAAAGAAAACAAGTCTTCAAAAACATTTCGTTTGTCTCCGTTTTTTAGTTTAAATAAATTTTCCTTTTCTTCTTTTGGTATCCCTATTATTACCTGGCTTCTATATCCCATATCTTTATTTTTAAATTAAACTTACTATTATTACCGATGCTATTAAACCCACTATTGATATTGCTAATGCAATCAAACTGTCGGAATATTTTTTGTCCGAACGCCCTTGTCTTGATCTATATTGTCTTATTTTTTTATCCTTCATCTTTTTCTATTTTATCAGCCCATATACAAGCCTGGTTATAAATTCCGTTATCATAACATTGAATAAAGTCTACAAAGCTATTAAACCATTGCGTTTTAAGTTTTAACTTGTTTACTTCTCCTTTTGCTTCTATGTAATCTCCCATTAAATCGGTGATTCTGTCGAAGTCTCTGTCTTTTTGTGTTTCCGCGTATGCCATTTTATTTAATTTAATTATGTTTATTTTCTTGAGCGTATTCCCATACCCTGGTATTTAGATCATCGTTTACCCAATCCCAAAAAAAGTCGGTTATATCTACTCCGTTTAATTCTACTTCCAGAATTTCTAAATCATTCTCTGGAGCATTTTCGTGATCTCCATCGTCCCAATAATATTCATAAGAAATATTTAGATCATAGTTATCTTCTTCTATAGTATAATTTCCTCGTGTTTTCATAAGCGTCCGCTTGTTTTTAATTCTTCGCATTCATATCTCCATTCTGATTCTGATTTTGGTTCATTCATTCCTTTTAGATCATCTACTCCATTACCCAAAACAAATTCAGATTCGTTTAACTTATTTTCAATATCATCAATCCAATCTTGTTCCTTGTAGATTATAAATTCATTTATGTATGTATGGAAGACTCCTTTATCTAATCTATAATTATCAAATTCATTTTCGTCAATATCAAATTCGATCTCTGCAAATTTATGATAGACTTGTCTTTGTTGTATTTTAACTTTCATAGCTTTAATTGTTTTCTATTAAGTTTAAAACATCGTGTATTTCTACTCCTTGAGTTTTTTTATCGTTCCATACAAAAGTTTTTATACGTGTTTCATATCCAGGTATAGTTTTTAAAATCCATCTTACCCAATATTTTGAAGTAAAATATACTTTTATATCTTCTCCCATTTTGATCTCTTTAAGGTTTAGTGTTTTTTTATCTGATTCGTTCCAGGATTTTGTTTTTTTATCATAACCAATTAAGTCGATTAACATTTCTTTTTTATCCTCCATAGTTAAATTATTAAATTCTTTTGGGTATCTCTGATGAATTGCCTCCTGGCAAGTATCTTCAATATCTTGAATTAACTTTGTGTGTTGTTCAATTCCGTACAAGTTTTTATAAAATTCTTGAAACTTACGATAATCTGTGTATTCTCCAAAAACTTTAAATTCAGTCTCATATTCTATGTCTTCAATGTGTAGGAAAGAAATTTTACCAATTTTGTTTTTGGTAATTCCTCCATGGCATTGCGTTTTAAATTCTAAACCTTTTCCGTTTTCTGTGTCTATGCTAAAACTAAATCTTACATAGTCATCATACTTTTTAATTTTTACTACTTTCATAATTTTACTTGATTTTAATTTATATTTAATTTATATTTAATTTAATTGTT